TCAAGCTGAGGGTCAGTGGGTAGATGGTGATAACGTTAGATTCAGATACTCAACACCAGAAAAAATAGGTGGTTGGTCACAATTAGGTGAAAATAAACTTACAGGTGCAGCTAGAGCTATGCATCATATTGTTAATAAATCAGGTAACAAGTTTTCTATTATAGGAACTAACCGAATTTTATATGCATACTCAGGTGGTGTGTTTTATGACATACATCCTATTAGATTAACTACGACTCTTACAAATGCTTTTACAACCACTAACGGACAAGCAACCGTTACAATAACCTTTTCGACTGATCATGGTCTTACTGCAGGTGATATTATTTTATTAGATAACTTTAGCACAATTACAAACTCTAATTATGGTGCCTCTGATTTTAATGATAAAAAATTTATGGTTACGTCTGTTGATTCTTCAACAGAAATTACTATTACAATGCCATCAGTAGAGGGGGGAACTGGGGGAGGACCAACTGGAGGAATTAGAGTACAAGCTTATTATAGTGTTGGCCCTGCAGGACAGCTTCCTGGGTTTGGTTGGAGTTTAGGACAATGGGGTGGTACGGTATCAGGAGAGGCACAAACAAGTTTGAACGGAGGTATAAATGCTTCTACAACAACTATTGTATTAAGTGATGCAACATTGTTTCCATCATCAGGAACAAGTTTTATTCAAATAGGCAGTGAAGAAATTTCTTACACAGGTATATCAGGCAACACTTTAACAGGTGTAACAAGAGGAGTTAGAAATACTACAGCTGCATCACACTCAAATGCAGATACAGTAATTAATTCTACAGACTATGTAGCGTGGGGCGAGGCTGCATCTGGTGACTTAGTTGTTGATCCAGGTATGTGGTCTATTGATAACTTTGGTGATAAAATTATTGCACTTATACATAATGGACAAGTATTTGAATGGGACTCAAATGCATCAGGTGCCACATCAACAAGAGCAACAATTATAAACAACGCACCAACAGCTTCGAGAGACATGATTGTATCTACACCGGATAGACACTTAGTATTTTTTGGAACAGAGGCAACAATAGGAGATCAGTCTACACAAGATCAAATGTTTATTAGATTTTCTAATTTTGATGATATTAATACATACACGGAAACAACGACTAATACAGCAGGTGCACAGAGACTTGCGGATGGATCTAGAATTGTAGGAGCTGTTAGAGGTAGAGATGCAATCTATGTTTGGACAGACACTGCATTATTTACAATGCGTTTTATTGGTGATCCTTTAACGTTTGGTT